CGCGCCGGCTCGAGGCCCGGCTCGACGACCCGCACGCGCGCGCCGAGCACGCCGAGGAGGTGCTCCGGCGCCAGGGCCTCGCGCGCCCGAACGAGATCATCTACCGGCTCGGGGACCCGCCGGTGGACTCGCTCGCGCACTGATGGCCCCGAACGCCGCGGGGCGGGCGCTCTCGATCGCGCCCGCCCCGCCGTCGTCCCGCCGCCGTCGTCAGAAACCGATGCCGACGGCCAGCTTCACCCCCACGCCCCCGACGTCCACCTGGAACTCGGAGCCGTCCGCGTTGCGCACCTCGCTGTAGCGCGGGTCGGTCGTCGGCACGCCGTTCACGTCGGCGTGGTCGAGCCGCATGCCGCGCAGCACGCCGCTGCGGTAGATCACTCCGACCATGGCCGAGAAGCGGCTGGCGAAGAACATGTGGGCCCCGGCCTCGGCGTAGTAGCCGGGCGCGTCCTGCGTCAGCGAGTAGCGCTGGCTGCCGCCGGTGTAGTTAACGAGCGCCGAGTCGTACTGGGCCATGGTCAGGACCTGCTCGAAGCGCGCCCGGGTGTGGGTGTACTGCATCAGGCCGCCGCCGAAGTACGCGCGCGCCTGGAAGTCGCCCTGGTTGTAGGGCTGCAGGTAGTACGCGGCACCCACGTGCACCGGAACCGTCAGGATCTCCGTGTGCAGGTTCACGCCGGTCGTGATGCTCGGAAGGAACTCCTTGCGCTCCTCGACGCGGAGGTGCGAGACGCCCGCCGTGACGGCGAAGTTCGGCCGCACGAAGTACCGCAACTCGGCGTCGAACGCCCACGTGAACGACAGGGACTTCAGGCGCTCGTACCCGATCGGGTCGAGCAGCCGCTCGTTGTACTGGTCGATCGCGTCGTTGAAGTCACCGCCGTTGACGCTCGTCGGGATGCCCGAGATCACGAGGTTCAGCCGGTGGACTGTGGCGGCGGCCCGGGCCTGGCCCGCGCTCAGTGCGGCAAGGCACACGAGCGCGGCCCCCAGGACGACCCAGGGACGAAAACGCATCAACGGAAACCTCCGTGACATCGTGTTGTTCAGGATCTTCGGGATCGGTGGGTTCTACCCGGTCAGGCGGCGCAGCATAGTGGCGCCGCGCGGGCCGTGCAACGCAGCGGGCGACCCGGGAACGCTGAAATCGCGGCCCTCCCGGCCCCCTCCGGGGGCACGGCGCCGGGCCCGCCGGCTTGACAGCGCCCGGCCCGACGGCTAGCTTGCGGCCATCGCTGCGGGGTGGAGCAGTCTGGTAGCTCGTCGGGCTCATAACCCGAAGGTCGCTGGTTCAAATCCAGCCCCCGCTACCAATCGAGGCCCTTTCGGAGAGATCCGGAGGGCCTCGCCCTTCTTCCGGGCGAATGGCGCGGGGTTCGACTTCGGTGCTGCCGACATCTGGGCGGCCGAGTGACCAAGCCGGTGGTGTAGCTACCGCGTGAACGCTGCGGGCCTACGACGCCCGCCGACTGCTCAACACCGTCGCAGCCTCGCGGCGAACAACCTCGTCGCTGAGCCGGGCGTACATCTGCGTCGTGACCACCGACGCGTGCCCGAGTACCTGCTGCAACGCCGGCAAGCTACCTCCGTTCTCGATCCAACGGCAAGCGAAAGTGTGCCTGAGCTGGTGGACGTGGAAGTGCCGGACCCGGCTGTGGCGGCGGGCGAACTTGGCGAACGCCCCCTGCGACTCCGGCCCGTAGGGCACGAGTTCCCCCACCTTTCCGCGGATCTCGTCGCGCAGGTCCGGGGCGACCGGCACCCGCCGGATCCGGCCCGACTTCGTGTGCGCCACCCGGAGCATGTCGCCCTCGAGGTGCTCGGCTCGGGCACGGCACATCTCTCCCCAGCGCAGTCCGGTGCCGAGCGCGAACCGGACGACGAATGCCTGCGGCTCGGGGATGCCGAGCACCGCGCGCACGTCGAAGTCGTCGAGGCGATCGGGCGGCTCCTCCTGGATCCGCGGCATGACGCGGCGCGGGAACGGCGAACGCTCGAGCAGGCCCGCCTCGACGCACCAAGTGAGCAGACAGCGGGCGTCAGCGAGCAGGTGGCGGACGGTGCGCGGCGCGAGCCCCTTGGTCTGCAGCCAGAGGCGGTACGCGCGAAGGTCGTCGGGTCTCAGTTGCGCGACGCCGCGCGAGCCGAGGAAGGGCTCGAGGTAGTCGCGCACGCGCTGCGTTGCCATGAGCGCGTTCTTCGGGCTGCGCGTCGTGGGGACGTAGAGCTCGAGCCAGCGGCGAGCTGCGGATGAGACCGAGGATGAAAGCTCGTGGGGATCTTCCAAGTCGGTGTGGGCCGTCCGTTGCGCTCCATGCGGCAGCCCTCACTCTGGCCGCCGGTCAACGGATGTACGCTCCGGCGGCGCGGCGGTTCAAGAGAATATTTTCTCCTAAGGTCAGGACCTTTTCAGGCCGCTTTTCCGCCCCTTTGCGCAAAAGGGCCTGCGGCTCTCGCGCGCAGGCGCTGCGTCTCGGCGAGCGCCGCTTCGACACGCTCGACATGGTCCTTCAGGCCTATTGCTTCCGCGTACAGCTCTATGAACCGGCGCGGCGACTCCTTGTACACGCCGCGCTCGAACGAGCTCAGCGTCTGAAGAGCGCGCGGGTATCGCCGACGAGCGAAGAACGCCCTGATGTCGGCGAGCGTCAGCGAGCCCGGCGCGGCCCGACGCAGCTTGGTGAGCGGCGTGTTGTGCACGCGCGAAGTGGAGCACTGCCCACCAGGGTGCTCAAGAGAAAAGTCTCTCTCGGGCGGTCACCTGGGTGCCGTTGATTCGCGGTCCGCCCGGACCACCTCGCGGTGCCGGTAGATGTCGGCGAGCGAGACACGGCCCCCGCTCAGTCGCGTGATCGCGAGCGCGCGGTCGGGGTGCGGCGCGACGCGGCCGGCGAGCCACTCGTAAACGGCGTTCGGCGTGACGGGGTGGCCGAGGCCTTGCAGCTCGCGGGTCAGGCGCGGGACGGTGTAGTCGCGGACCCAGCTTCCGAAGTGCGTGCGCCAGCGGCGCGGCTCGCGGTGCATGCCATCGCGTCCTCCTGCGCATCCGTGCGCCCGCGCTCCGGCGCCGGCGCGCTGCCGGCTCACTCGGAATCGCTGCGAAAGCGTATAGCGCGCGCCCCGCGGGATCGCAAGGCAGTTGCTCGGCTGCTCAGCTCACCCGGCTGCAGCCGATATCGGTCGCGCAGGCGGCGAGGTCTCGTCGGCTTCATCATCCGCCGGTTCCGCGCCGTCCACCTCAGCCTGGGCCGCGGGCGGAAAAGCCGACGCAATTGGCGCCCGCCGCCGGCATGCGACAGCTGCAGAACATCTTCAAGGCAATGTGCCGTGACAGTCGGGTCCGGACGGCCCCCGCGCAGAACGACCTTGGAGCCTGCCATCGGACACAGGTGCTGGCGAGAAGCAGGCGCTTCCCCTAGCGAAGGAGCACAACTCGCACGGTCCTGGCCCCATGCACGCTCGACGCTCGCACGAAGTACATTCCGCCACCCAAGCGCGCCCCCTGGTCTCCCCGACCATCCCAACTCCATCCCGTCTCCCCGACTTCACAGCGGAGATCCCCAATGTCACGTACCCGGCGGCCGCCCACGTCGAACACCTCAAGCCTAACCGACGCAGGTGAGGGCACCCGAATCCACCCAACGCACCTTTCCCTGACGGGATTGCCAAGCGTCGCCAAATCATAACGCCCAAATCCACCACTCGAGTCCACGCCAACGACGCAATACTCGCCATATGTGGTGGCCGAATCCGCCACAGTCCCCATCGACCCAGTCACGGCGAGCTTCACCTCAAGCCCGCCGGACTCCACCGTGCGCGAGTAGGTGGGGCTCGTCCCCACGACCTCTGACCACTCCCCGCCAGGCACCCTCACCCGCCATTCGAACGCGGCGGGTTCATCGCCGCAGAGGCTCGCGCTCCACGTGGCAATGCTCCCAATGCACGTCCGACTGGGGACCTCTATGTCCACACCTTGTATACTCATCAGCCCGCTCGCCATGTATGCCATCACCGCCTCTTCAGGCCGACATGGCACCCACCTATCCACTGCTCCCTGCAGACCATACGCCACATAGTACACGTACGTGACAACGTCAAACCCCGCCGCCGTCACGTTCTCGACACGCGCCCAGGGCGCACCAACAACCGTCTGGCCCGCATTCTCACCGTACCTGTATCCCCGCGACAAGAGTGGCCGGCCCCACGCAAAGGGCTTTTGCTGAAAAAGGCCGCAGCCTGTTACGTGTCCTCGCACCTCATACCTATCACACCAATAGGCGCTCTCGTTGATCTCCGGCACACTTATAAAATGCACCTCTACGTTATGCGACACGCGCGTCGCCACGCCGCCCGTTGTCCCCCGAAGCGACACGTACGGCGGCCGCAGAATCGCAAGCGCCCGAGCCGCATTCAACACCCCATATCCCGTTTCCTCGTCCCACCCAGCAATCGGCGGCACATCAGTGGCCGTTTGGCCAAGGATCTCATACAGATCATCATTATACAGCGTGAGATTGTTCCTGATTGCGTACGACTTGACCAGTCCCGCGACCCCCGCCGCAACCGGCGCTGCCACCGATGTTCCGCTCGCCGCCACTGGCTCATCATGCGACCATCTCGACAGAGCCCATAGAAACTCGCCTGGCGCGATGAACCTCAGCTCCGGACCATAGTTCGAGAACGGTGCTCGGTCTCCGCTGCCGTTACTCGCCCCAACCGCGCATACATAGGGCAGCCTCGCGGGATCGGCAACCTCCCGATTGTCGTTCCCCGTTGCAGCAAACATCGCCCTGTTGTGCAGGTATTCGGTGAACACCGCCTCCGCGAGGGCCCCGTCGCTCTCATAAGACCCTTGGCTTATGTTCATGATGTCGCAGCTGAGGAGGTCGGCCCAGTAGATGCCGTCAGCCAGGGCCCGAGTGTCGAGGTCGCCATTGCTGTCCGCGGTCTTGATCGGCACAATGCTGACGTTCCACATGGTTCCAGCAATGAGCCGATTGTTGTCGGTCAGCGCACCGAGAATGCTGGCCACTTCGGTGCCATGCCCGTCCTCATCCATTGGGTCGTCGTCGTCCTCGCCGGTATCGTGCCCGCGCGTGACATGGGAACGGTCGCCGGGGTCCAAGTCTGGATGCCCATAATCGACGCCAGTGTCAAGGATTGCGACGTTGATCGAATCCGAGCCGGTGGTGATATCCCATGCAGCGGTCATGCCGATTTGTGCTGGCACGTTCGGATTGATGTACCAATTCAGCACGGAGTCATTCGGCACCCGCAAAGGCTCCAACTCTCGCACGGGCTGGCAGGCCTCGAAGTCCGTGACTTGCGTGAGTCCTGAAAGTAGGTCGTTCACTGACAGGGAATCTGAGCAGTGCAGTACGACCCATCTCGATAGGTCCGGCATCTTGACCACAACCCCACCAGGTGTGATCAAAGTTGACTCCGGCGGATCAAGTGCATCGATGGAGAAGACTCGCTCGCCAATCTCGAAGCCCACAGATTCCAAACGCTGAGCCCACTCCGGTGGGCAGTCGCTCGCGGCAAAGTGCTTACCGGCGTACTGAATTGCTCCCGGCGGCACCTTCACGAGAGCCTGCGCGCCACGCTGCCCGGCAGGAGCGGCCGCCACCTCCCTCGACCCCGGCGCGCCCAGCCATACCCGGCAATCGCCGAGCGACCTGAGCGTATCCAAATTGCCGAAGTGATCCATTACAACTGCGACTGGGCAGGTGATATAGGACCACTCAGAGCAATAGGACGCTGCCGGCGCGCCCAAACGCTCCAGCCCATACACGACACGTGCTCGCGGCCTGATGGCTCCTGGGAAGCGCAGCACTCGGCTGAAGCTCGAGTCCCCCAGAAACTCCAGCGGCACGGTCGAATCCTCGACCCAACCGTACTGGTTATTGGTGCTCGTTGCCGTCAGGACGACACCCTGGCCCTGGCCTGGATTCGAGTAGTTGAGAGCAACAGCCAAGGCTGAGACATCCGAGAGGCCCTGGAGTGTCCCCGATCCTCGGACCACTGCTCATGACAGGGCCTCCGGCGTGATGGGGTGAACTTCGACTCCGTTTTCCTCGATCGCGGCTTCCGAGGATGCCACAGGATCGACGATCTCGATCGCCCGCGACTCGGACTTCATGGCCGCGCGCGCCTCGGCGCCGACGTCGGCCGGCGAGCGATAGCCGAGACTGCTGTGCGGCCGCTGGGTGTTGTACTCCCACCGCCACTGCTCGATCAGGATCTTCGCCTCGCGCAGGTGCGCGAAGTACTCCGCGTCCAGGCACTCGCGCCGGAACGTCGCGTGGAAGCTCTCGACGCTGCCGTTCTGCCACGGCTTGCCCGGGTCGATCGTCGCTGTCTCGCTGTGGTGCATCAACGTCCAGACCTTCAGCGCCCGCGCGATGAACTCCGGGCCGTTGTCGCTCCGCAACACCTGCGGTGCCCCGTACTGCTCGAACAACCGCTCGAGCACCGCGATCACGCGCACCGCCGTCAGCGACGAGCCGACCTCGATCGCCAGGCACTCGCGCGTCCACTCGTCGACGATCGACAACGACTTCAGCGCCTGCCCGTTGGCGCACCGGTCGTGCGTGAAGTCGTACGCCCAGACCTGGTTCGGTCCCGTCGCCGCGAACACCCGCGCCTGCCCGGTGCAGATCTTCCGGCGCTTCTTCTTGCGGACGTGCAATCCCAGTGCTCGCCACACCCGCCGCACCCGCTTCTTGTTCACTCGCCACTTGCGGCGCAGCAGCAGCACCCAGGCGAACCGATGTCCGTAGGCCGGGTGGGCCGACGAGATCTCGGTCAGTTCCGCCGCCAGCTCGGCATCGCGGGCCGGCATCGTGCTCACGTAGCCCAGCGCCGACCGGCTGACCTGCAGCAGCGCACAGGATCGGCGGACCGACGCCCCACGACCGACGGCGTAGTCCACCTGTTCGCGGCGAGCCCGTGCGCTCACCATTTTTTTGCGTTGATCTCCTTGAGGATGTCCACGTCCAGCGTCAGCTGCGCAACCACCTTCTTCAGCCGCGCGTTCTCCGCCTGCAGCTGCCGCAGCTCGGCAGCCTGGCTCGGGTCCAGCCCGCCGAAGCGCTTCCGCCACCGGAACAGCGTGGTCGGGGTGATCCCGTGCTTCTTCGCGCACTGCTCGACCGTCACGCCCTCGACTTCGGACTCGCGCACGATGGCGACGATCTGGGCATCCGTGAACTGGCTCTTCCGCATGCAGGTTCCTCCGTGGACCGGGGAATCCTGCCATAATCCGTGGCCTCAGGATCGGGGGGCACTCCACAGCCCTCCATCTGAACGTAGAAGACCGTGTCCAGGCCGGACCAAGAAGACAAGGTGCGAGTAGTGCCAGCAGGATCCCAACTCAGCCAGATTCGGGCACCGGCATTGCTTCCAGCCCCGGCGATCGTCGGAGCGATCCCCAAGCCCACCAAGACCAACGCAGCTATGCAGCGGCCGCTGAAATGCATGTCGGACCTCCTTACGGCATCACCAGGTGTGGTGGAGAGCCGCCAATATCCCCGATGAATAGGCGATCGCCGCCAGCTGTAGGGGCGGAAAAGACGAAGTGGTAACCGTCGCTTGCCCATGATGGGCCGCTAGACCCCACGTATAGCAGCGTGTGAATGCTGCCGTGTGGGTTGAAAACTGCGATTCTCATCCGTCCGTCGCCGTCGCGCTCGGCCCACCCCACATTGTCGTCGATCGGCGAGCAACTCACGTAGCGCGCGCTCGCGGGGCGCGTGTAGACGATGGAGTCGAGACGGCCATCGTCATGGAATAGCCGAATCCCAGTCGTCGATGTTGTGCCGATCACCGCTACCAGAGTTGTCTCGCTATGAGTCCACGAAGCATACTTCGCGACCACGGTGTCGGTGAGGGGGGCGGTGATGGACTGCCGCGATCTGTCATATAGAAATATAGTATTGCGTCCGGAGCGATCTCCGTCGAATACGATGCGATCGCCGGATGGCGACACCTCGATGTTGTATGATGGATGTTGCAATAGATAGATGAGTTGCCCGGATGTGGTGGATAAGAGACTGACATCCAAGCCGTTGGTTATGACCAGCGTGTCGGTGTTGGGGATCCAGTCGAAGGATGTGATATATCCGCTGAGCACTTGGCGCGCGGCGCCGTTCAGTGTGTCCACAACGTACAGCCCCGAGAGCGCAGCATCACTGTCTGGCGGGACGTGCCGGTAGAAGGCGACGAGTGAAGTTCCCTTCCGCCATCGAGGGTTGAGGTCCTGGACGCCTTGTGGCGGAGTTGGGGTGACAGGTGAGCGGCTGCATGATCCGCCGCCGAGAATCGTGCCGACGATAAGGAGAAGCGAAAGCGCCAACTGGACGCGCTGCGTGATCAAGCGCCTTCTCGTTGGGAGCCAGTCTCCAGAACTTCGGCTGTCAGGGCCTCGACTCATTGCTGCAAGCCAAGTCCGAAGGCGCCAGTTTGTCAACTCGTGATCACGCGCAATTGGCCTACGAGCGTGGTCCGAGGCCGCTCGGCGAGCGAAGTCCGAGTTGGCGTCGCGTCTTCCTGAATGGCGCCACGGGCTTGGCGGCCCGACGCCGTGCGCGCTACCGACTGACCCACTATTCTCTCGCAGGGGTGAAACGAACGCTCCTGAGGGCAGAACAGGGCGGACCTCGAGTCCAAACTGGTGCTTCGTTTAGGGAGCTACTCGACGCATTCTCCGCAGCTCGTCCAGGGCTTCCTCGCGCTGCGCCGGGCTCGCCTGGTCCGCGACAACAAGAACCACAAGTTCCATGATCGCCGCCATGCGGTCGAGCCGCCGATCCGTGAGGTCGCGCTGGGAGGCCGCGAGCGAGTCGGCGCGGACGCGCTCCTGGCTTTCCGTAGCTATCGTTGCTCGCACGTCGCTGGTTGCCGTGGAGAGCAGAATCCGAGAAAGCGCCACAACAGCGAGCAGCGCGCCGGCTACCACGCCGACTCGGCTCGCGAAGCTTATGATTTCTGGGTCGCGCTCGCGAACACTCATCGCTTGCCCTCCGCGACGCGCCCGAGGATGGCGGTCTTCGTGTCGGAGCTCGCGCTCGAGCCGTAGTAGTAGGCGATCACGGTCGCGAACGAGCCGCCGAGCGCGCCCAGCAGGATGTTGAGGACGTCCTTGTTCGCAGCCGGCACGGGGTGGAACATCATCAGCCCGAGCAGGCCGAAGAACATGACGAAGAGCACGAGCGCGAGCAGCCGGGGCGTCATGTCCTTCGTCGCGATCTCGCGCGCGCGGGCGTTCGCACGGTCGTCCGCGGCGATCCGCTCGAGCTGCACGACGCGGTCCACCATGTCCGCCGCGAACTTCTGATCCGCCGACCGGAGCGCGAGCTCGTCGGCCGGCTGCCAGTTCGCAATGCGGGCGGCGACCTCGTCCTCGGTGCCGTCCGGGCGGCCCAGGAGCGCCTTCGAGACCGCGGCGAGGGCCGGGCCCGCCACGGGGACGGCCTCGAGCGCGGCGCCGAGCGCGGGAGCGACCTTGCGAATCGTGTCCTTCCATCCGGCCATGTGCGCGACCTCCGTGTGGGGCCGCCCTCAGGCGGCTTGGGTGAGCCAGTCCATGAGGCCCGCCGCGCGGTTGATCCAGCCAGCGGCGAACTCGGTGTTGTCCGGGATCCCGTCGCGGTCGGCGTCCGTGAGGTTCCCCGAGATGAGGCGGCCGTAGAGCCGCAGCCGCTCGGTGAGCGCCCGCACCGCGAGGCGCCGCGCGTCCAGGTGCGGAACGGCGGCCAGCGTCACGGAACCGATCACCCCGTCGTCGCGCACGCCGAGCGCGCGCTGCAGGAGCCGGATGCCGGGCCCGCGGCCGTGGTTCACGACGCCGTCGAAGACCACCTCGCGCAGGAGCGGGTTCGGGATCTCGGCGACGCGGGAGTCCGCGAGGAGCCACGCGTAGAATTCGCGCGCGCGCTCGAGCGTGAGATCGCGGACCTCGTCGCGATGCACCGGCCGGCGCAGGTACTCCGCGAGCGCACCCTGCGTGATCCCGAACTTCGTCGCCCCGCCGCGGTCGGCCGGGTCGTCGGTGAAGCGGTCGCCGCCCTCGCGCCAGATCACGCGGTCGATGAGGGCGAGGTTCTCGGGGTCGATGGCCATGCGCACCTCAGATCGCCGTGATGGTCCAGGCGGTGGTGAACTTGTAGTACTTGTCCTCGTCCTCGACGTAGGCGAGCCAGCCCTTCTTCGGGGCGTAGAAAAGCCACGCGCTCGAGGCGGACTCCCACACGGCGACGTGCGTGGCGTGGCCGGCCCAGGCGCCCGTCGGCGAGGCGGCCACGACGTAGCGGTCGCCGTCCGCCGGCGAGCCGGGCGGCGCGGCGAGGTCCTTGTCCTTCACCGAGAGCTGCACGATCGCGTCGAGCCGCTTGAGGTTCCCGTCCATCCCCGTGTTCCAGCCGCTTTCGCGGGCCGCCCAGGTGTGCGTGAGCCCGAGGTTCGGGCCGGTCGTCGCCATGCTCCCTCCCTACTCCAGTCCGCCCGCGGGGGACGGCGTGATCTCGATGACGGGCACGACGGTCGCCTCGTGGAGGTGCGCCGTGCCCCCGCAGCGCGGGCACGCGATGCGGTCCTTCGTGTCGAACTCCTCGCGGCGCACCTCGAACGAGAGGAGCGTCGAGCAGACATCGCAGGTGGCGAGCCCGGAGACCGCCACGACGCGCACGTGCACCGTCACCTCGCCGCGTGCCATCAGCCCGCCTGCCCCCCGTAGTAGTCGCCGTAGCGCAGCCCGTAGCCCGCCGCATCGCACGTGTGGTCGTAGGCCTGGTGGCTGACCGCTCCGCTCGTGCCGTTCACGGCCTCGACCACGACGCGCAGCCGGTCGTTGGGCCGGCCGAGCTCGCCCTCGGTGATCTCCGTCGCCAGCGCATAGGTCCACGACGTGCCCGTGATGCCGCTCTCCGTGTGCACGAGGCCACCGCCCTCTCCGTAGACCTTCACGCGGTACGTGCAGCCCGCCTCAAGGCCCGCGGCGACGCCGGCGTCGTCCCACTCCCAAGAGCCGAGCCGGTTGCGGTGGCTCCAGCTCACCGCGAGCGCGTCGGCCACGTTGGTCGGATAGGCGGTGCCGTTTTCGCGCACGGCCGCGGGCACGTAGGGCTTGAGCGTCCGCCCCGACGTGCTCGCCGAGACCTGCGAGGCGGAGCCGATCGCGAGCGTGCCGCGGCCGTTGAACGGGAGCAGCTTCGCCGTGACCGTGAGGTCGGCGACGTAGTCGTCGGGGCTCGTGAGCCCGGCGCCCTCGGTGAGGAACCACACGCGCGCGCCGGCGAAGTGCGTCTTCGGCGTCGTGTCCGGCTCGCCGCGCACGAGCCCGCCGATCGTCCACGTCCCGTCGCCGTTGTCGGTAGCGGTCTGCCAGCCGATGAGCTCCTCGTCCACGAGCAGCACGTTGCGCCCCAGCGCAAGGTCGGCGGCCGTGATCGAGTCGAGCGAGGCGCAGTCGACGGGGTTCTGCAGCACGAAGCTGGTCGCCGTCGGCGAGAGCGGGGAGACGAGCGTCCCCGAGGGCGTGAGCGCCGGGACGCTGTTCGTGAACGCGTAGGCGGTGCCGCCGGCGGGGTCGCTCCACACCTGGTAGCCGAGCGCGTGCCCGACGGCCCGCACGCCGAGCGTGACGACTCGGCGGTTGGGCCCCTCCGCGAGCGAGTAGGGCGCCTCGAGCAGCCGCTGCGCCGCGAGCGCCTGCGGGGCCGCGAGCGGGTCCTGCCACTGCGTGCCGCCGGGCGCGGAGTAGCCGGTCCAGGTGACGGCGAAGGCGTCCTCGACGGCCTCGAGGCGGATCCGGCCGTCCCGGAGCTCGCCCGTCTGCGGGCGCGTCACCCGGCAGACCATGTCGGTGATGCCGAGCGGCGGCCAGGTGAGGCGGAAGACGTCGCCCGGGCGCAGGGCCCAGCCCTGCCGGTTCACCACGAGCCGCACCTGCGCGAACGGGTACGACACGCCCTTGAGGACCCGTGCGGCGACCTTCTGCGCCGCGGCCGCATTCGTCAGGCCCCGGAAGTTGAAATCCTCCGAGGCCACCTCGCCGCCGCGGATCTGGATGCTCGCGAGGTCCTGCGCGGCCGCGACCCGGTCGGAGTAGTTCCCGGCGCGGTCGATGTACCGCACGCGGACGCTGTTCTTCGTCTCGGCCCAGCCCGGGCGGCTGAACGTGCACTCGAGCACGTTGGACGGGTCGAAGACGGGCAGCGCGGGGACCGAGTAGTCGAGCCGCGCGAGCTGCATCGTGAGAAACCCCGTCGTGGGGTCGGCGTAGATCACGCCGTCGACGTGCCGCAGGATCTCGCCGATCGCGTCCGAGGCGGTGGTCGCCGTGTCGAAGACCATGCTGAGGCCGAGCGCCTCGGTGGCGAGCGTCTGCCCGGCGGCGAGGAAGCTGGCCGCGTCGATCGCGCCCGAGGGGAGCCCGAGGCCCCAGCGCGAGTCGGTGAGCATCTCGTAGACCATCGCCGCGGGGTTCGCGTCGCCCGCGATGTCGTGCGCGCCGCCCGTGAGCCCGAGCGAGTTCGGCAGGCGCTTCACCACGAACGAGATGGCCTTCAGGTACGGGCTGTTCCCGAAGTAGAAGTGCTTCGCGACGGCGTGGCACACGCCGCGCTGTCCCGGGAGCGTCGCGCCGACCACGCCCTGCAGGTAGGCGTCGCCGCCCTGGGCGAAACCGCCGTAGTAGACGTCTATCGTGCCGGCGACGCCGCCCTCGCGCTCGCGATCGCCGAAGAGCGTCTGCGCTTCGAAGACGAGGTGCCGGTAGGTGCCGACATCGCTCGCAGCGAAGCCCGGGCTCTTGTCCTCCCAGCGCACGTCGAGGATGGCGTCGACGGGTCCCGCGCAGAGGGCGTAGTCCACCGTGAGGTGGTAGCGGTAGCCGATCGTCTGCTCGGTCGAGGTGAAGAGGCTGGTCTTCTGCTTCTTCTTGATAGCGTAGGCCGAGAGGTCGCCGTACCAGGTGACGTTCGGGCCCTTCAGGTGGCAGGTGCCGAAGATCACCGGCAGCGCGCGGCCCTCCTCGGCCGTCGGCACGTTGAAGTCCCCGAGGCTCCCGGGCTGCGGCGTGTCGGGCTTCGGGCGCGGCGAGAGGAGCCCGAGCACGTAGGTCGTGGCCGCGTAGAGCAGGAGCGAGAGCCACCAGATCACACGATGCTCCCGTCGTGCGGGTTGCGCGCGGGGATGCGCGCCCAGCCCAGGTGGTTCGCGAGGTTGTTGAACTTGGACGCGCACGCGGACTCGGTGCGGTCGCAGCCGGCGTAGGCGTAGGCCGTCTGCCCGGCGGCGAGCGAGGCGGGCGGCGTCATGAGCGTCACCGCGTTGCCCACGTGGTCGACGATGAAGCGCTTCTCGCCGTCGGGGCCCTCGAGCCAGCCGTTGCGGAACCAGCCGCTCGCGCGCGCGGCGAAGCCCGCCGCCGTCACCGTGACGCCGCTCACCGTCGAGACCGTGACGGTGTCGCGGTAGTCGGCGGCCGAGAGCCCGCAGCCGAGCGAGTAGAGCGGCCAGTTGCACTGGCTCTGGAACTGGAGCCCCGGCAGCCGGCGGCGGAACGCGGCCGAGACCGGCGCGCAGGTGAGCGTGGCCTCCGGGCCCTCGACGGTGAGCGCCGCGACCGTGCCGGTGAACGCCACGACGGCGTTCGCCTCGTCGCCGCGGTGCGCGCGGTAGAGCACGAGCGAGAGCAGCCGGGAGGGCAGGCCGGCGACGTAGAGCCCCGCGAGCGCGCTCGAGCGCGGCACCTTCACCTGCAGCGTGCCCGCGCCGTCCTCCTGCGAATGGTCGAGCTCGCCGCGCGAGATCACCGCGGGCATGTAGGTGCCCGAGGGCAGCACCACGGTGCGGTCGGCCGAAGTCAGGAGCCACAGCCGGTCGCCCATCGCGAAGCGGTAGCACTCGACGGGCGCGCCGCCGTGGGTCGACTGCTCGCGGGCGTCGTAGGTCATACCGGCGCCTCCGCGGGCAGGTCGCGGATCCGCAGCTCGGCCTGCGCGAAGCCGCGACCGGACCACTCGATGCGGACGTCGTCGTCGTCGAGGCGGCAGAGGCGCAGGAAGCTCACCACGGTCGTCGCCGCCGGGAAGAGCCGCGGCGCGGGCGAGTCGAGCGCGAGGCTCTCGGTGAGCCCCGTGCCCGGGTCCGTTGCCGCGGTGACACGGCGGTAGACCAAGGCGGCGCCGGGCTCGTAGAGCGCGAGGTGCCGCCGCGCGCCGCCCGGCGGGAAGAGGTGGAGCGCGTAGCCGACCCAGCGGATCGTCGCGCTCGAGGCCCCGGACCCGAGGTCCGCGGCGAGCGTCAGGTCCTGCTGGTACGTGGGCACCCAGAACGGGACGCACCGGCCCTTGCGGGCGTCGAGGAACGCGCGCAGGCCGGCGACCGCGGCCCGCGAGAGGCACGTCCAGAGGAACGGCCGCGCCGGCGCCGGGGCGCCCGACTGCGCGTCGGCCTCGCGGGCCCCCGTGCCGCCGTCCAGGAGCGCGAGCTTGCGGCGGAGCGACTCCTCGACGCTGCCGGCGCGGTCGTGGACCGTCTGGTCGAGCACGTCCAGCCCGAGGTAGGTGCTCACGCCACCCCCTCGAGGGTGAAGGCCGGCCGGGCCGATCCGACCCGGAGCGCCTCCCAGCCGAAGTCCTGCTCGGCCGGGAGCCGGCCGACGCCCAGCGGCATGACGTGGGCCGTCGCCGCCGACCACGACTTCCGGGTCGGACTCGTCACCGTGACGGCCCCGGTGCCCGCCGTGAGCACCGTGAGGGCCTCCCAGTCGAAGGGGCCCGACCACAGGAACACGATGTCCCCGGGCGCCCAAGGGATGTCCGCCGTGTCGACCGAGAGCGTCGTGGAACCGACGGGAGCGTCGGCGTCCAGACGGTTGGCGTACTGCCAGAAAGGCACCCCGAAGACGTTCGCCTGCCACCCGTAGAGCAGGGCGGCCGCGTGCTGGGCGTCCCGCGGGTCGTCCAGGAGCACGGCGAACTCGAGGCTCACGACAGGCACGTCGCGGAGCTGGACCCGCTGCTCGGAGCCGTCGTAGGCCTCGAGCAGGTCGGTCAGGTACCCGACCCGCTCGGCGATGCCGCCCGCGAGGTCCGGCGGGAACGGGAACGGCACGAGCCGGCTCCCGAGGAGCGTGAGGTCGGTCTGCTCGATCGGTACCCCGGTGAAGACCCACGAGACAACGTCGTCGATGCGGGCGTCGCCCTGGCTGGCGGCACGGACCGTGTAGACGCTGGAGGCCAGCGCCGGGACGTTCGCCGGGAGCGCGGGCGGGCTGTCGACGCTCACGCCCGCGGCGCCGGTGACGTTGATCGCGGTGAGCGTGCGCGCGCGGCCGCGGAAGGCGTTCCACACCTCCGCGGCGATCGTCTGATCCGAGAGCACGAACCCGAGGTCCGCGGTGCGCGGGAGCACGTGCACGCGCTCGAACCACTGGCCGTCGTGCATGGGCGCGGCCGCGCCGGAGGCGTTGAGGAGCACGGGCGAGGCGGCGCCGGCGACGCGCACGGGCGCGCGGGCCGGCACGGGCGCGAGCGCGGCGGCCGTCGTCGCCGGCGGCGCGGGCAGGCTCGCGCCCGAGAGGTCGCTGCTCGCGAGACCGAACACGATGCCGATGCCGCCCATTAGCACGCCCGCGGCCATGGTCAGGCCGCCTTCTTCACGACGAAGCCCGGGAAGACCATGTAGTTCACGCCGCCCACGGCCCAGATGGAGCCCGCGGCGAAGCCACGCGCGGAGGCCTGCGAGGCGAACACGGTCGGCGGGTAGCCCACGGGTGCGTAGCGGCCCGTCGTGCGCTCGAGGAAGACGTGCAGCGGCAGGATCATCGCGCCCGGGTACGCCGTCGGCCACGAGCGGCCCCAGAGGTTCACGAAGTTCGGCACCCAGTAGTCCCAGCCCGACGTCGGCTCGCTGCCCACGAGGTTGAGCCCCGAGCGGACGCGGCGGCCTGTGTAGCCCGCGGGCGTGCCGGTGGTGTAGCCGCCGCCGGCCCACTTCGCGGCCCACTCCGCGGGATCCACGCGCACGAAGAACGCCGAGTGGCGCTCGGTCGAGTAGGCCCATGTGTGCGCGAACGGCGCGGCCGCGGTCACGTCCGAGCCCGGGAAGCTCGTGCTCGCCGGGATCGCCGTGTTCATGTAGCTCGGGCTGCTGCCGTAGAAGTAGGGGAAGTCGAGCGTGTAGCCGGTCTTCACGAGCGACGGACCCCAGCCCATGTGCACGAAGAGCCCGGGCGACTTCTCCACCACCACGGTGATGTGGTCGGCGCCGTCGTCGAAGAAGTGGTAGGCGGTGACCGCGCCGCTGCCGAGCTGCATCCCCGCTCCCACCACGTTCGACGTCGCGGTCTGGATGGGCCCGCCCGACTGCGAGCGCCAGTTCGCCGCGCCCGAGTAGCCGTCGCCCAGGTAGAGCCCGACGCCGTAGCCGGCCGCCTGGTTGTAGTTCCAGATGGACTCGTTCATCGCCGAGCGCAGGTTCACGTACAGGCCGCTCTTGTGGAGGTGCGCGCGCCAGCCCGAGGCGTCGGCGGCGCTCGCGTCCTGCGTCCAGCCCTGAGCCACGAGCCAGGTGACGAGCGCCTGCACGAGCGCGGTGGGCGAAGCGGCGGTGCCGGTGCTGTAGGCAGCGGCCAT